TGATGCCGGTTCAGGTAACCTTACATATGCTGAAACAAAAACAGCTACAGAAATACTTCTAGCGTCTCTGTCTGTTGGTGATTATATTGAACTTGGTAACACAAGTGTTGGTACTCAGACACTGAAGATTAAGTCGCTTCCTGAAGCTATTACATTCAACGATCTAACTCTAGCTTACTTCCCAATTACATTTGAAGATACTTGGAATCGTGCATCGAACTTCAGTTCGAATACAATCACACGTAAGTGGGAATTCTTCAATACTGTTCCAGCAGCTCCAGGCACATCACGTTTCCTTTCAGATCGTGGCCTAACAACTGTTGACCAAGTAAGTGTTGTAGTTGTAGACGAAGATGGTATGTTCTCAGGTACTCCAGGAACAGTTCTTGAAGTTTACGAGAACCTTTCACGTGCTACAGATGCTATTGGTGAAGATGGTACAACTACTTTCTATAAGACAGTTATTAACGATAACTCACGTTATGTATGGGCTACCAACGATCGCGGCGAAGCCGCTACAACTACAGCAGCGAGTCTTTCGAACTCAACAACTTCACTTCCATATTCGAAGTCATTCATTGGTGGACGTGATGGTGTAACAGAAAGTTCGACATCTGTTGCTGCTCTTGCTTCAGCTTATGATCTCTTTGCCGATTCATCTTCGGTTGACGTATCTCTGCTTATGACAGGTAAGTCTGTTGGTGCTTCGGCTGGTGCTCAGCTAGCTAACTATCTGATTGACAATATCGCTGATGTTCGTAAGGACTGCGTGGTATTTGTATCACCTCAGAAGGAAGACGTTGTTGGAGCAGGTGTTGAAGGTTCACAAGCTTCGAACATCGTAACATTCCGTCAGAATGTACGTAACAGCTCGTATGCATTCATCGATTCTGGTTATAAGTACCAGTACGACAAGTACAACGACGTATATCGCTATGTTCCACTGAATGGTGATATTGCTGGTCTAACAGCTCGTTCGGACGATCTACGTGATCCATGGTTCTCACCAGCTGGTTACAACCGTGGCCAGATCAAGAACCTTGTAAAGCTGGCTTATAGCCCTAACAAAACAGATCGCGATCTTCTTTATAAGAACGACATCAACCCAGTAATCACGCAGCCAGGTCAAGGAACAGTTTTGTTCGGTGACAAGACCGCTCTTGGTCGTTCAAGCGCATTTGATCGTATCAATGTTCGCCGTCTGTTTATTGTCCTTGAAAAGACAATTGCAACAGCTGCTAACCAGATGCTCTTCGAATTCAATGATGAATTCACAAGAGCTCAGTTCTTGAATCTGATTGAACCATTCCTCCGTGATGTTCAGGGCCGCCGCGGTATCACTGACTTCCGTGTTGTTTGCGACGAAACAAACAATACTCCAGAAGTTGTTGATACAAACCGCTTTGTTGGTGACATCTACATTAAGCCAGCTAAGAGCATCAACTTCATCCAACTGAACTTTGTTGCTGTAAGATCCGGCGTAGAGTTCAACGAAGTTGTCGGCCAGTTCTAATAAATAAAAGAAACTAGGAGGAAATAAGAAATGGCTTTTAATATCAATGAAATGAGAAGCCAACTGGTTTACGGCGGTGCACGTCAGAATCTTTTCCAGGTGCGTATTAACAATCCTGCAAATGCTTCGGGCGACCTGAAAACACCTTTCATGGTTCAGGCTGCTCAGATTCCAGAATCTCAACTGGGTGTCATTCCTGTGTTTTACTTCGGCCGCCAAATGAAGTTGGCTGGAGATAGAACATTCGGTGACTGGACAGTAACAGTTATCAATGATGAAGACTTCCTGATTCGTAACGCCATGGAAGAATGGTCGAACCGAATCAATCGTCTTGAGCGTAATGTTCGCGATATCAATCGTTATAAGTCAAATGCTACTGTAATCCAGTATGCTAAGGACGGTTCGAAGCTTCGTGAATATACATTCAATGGAGTCTTCCCAAGTGTTATTTCTCCAATCGAACTCGATTGGGGTACAACAGATCAGATTGAATCGTTCCAGGTAACATTCTCGTACGATTACTGGACTGTAAGTGGTGGCACCACCGATAGAGCTGGTGGTCAGTAATAAGTAAGGGGTAACCATTCCCCTTACTTTTTTTGTTAACAGGAGTCCAAATGGCCGAGTTATTTGGTTTTGAAATTGTTCGTAAGAAACCGGAAGTAGAATTACCATCTTTTGCTCCAAAACTGGAAGAAGATGGTGCGCTTGTCGTTTCCGAAGGTGGCGCATATGGCCAATATGTAGATCTTGAAGGTGCAGTTAGAAACGAAGCGGAACTTGTCAGTAAGTACCGTGAAATCTCTATGCATCCAGATATTGAAATGGCAGTTGACGATATTGTCAATGAAGCTATTGTAATGGATCCCAAGAAAGAGATCGTATCTCTGAACCTTGACGATCTAGAACAACCAGAAAATATCAAGAAGATGATTCTAGAAGAGTTTGATAATACTCTCGAACTTCTTGAATTTAACCAACACGCATATGAAATCTTTCGTAAATGGTATGTTGATGGTAGACTTTACTATCATGCTATCATCGATGAAAAAGCACCGCGTGAAGGTATCAAAGAATTAAGATACGTTGATCCGCGTAAGATTCGTAAGATTAAGACTCAAAAAAGAGTCAAGGCGAATAAGAATACTAACGTAATTATCAATAAGACTGCTGAAGAATTCTATATCTATAATGATAAAGGATTCGCCAAAGCACCTACACAAGGATCTACTTATAACGATCCTGCGTCACAGGGCATTCGTATTGCTGTAGATTCCGTTGTCAATACATCATCTGGACTAGTAAATGTCGGTGGTGATATGGTCATTGGTTACCTGCAAAAGGCAATCAAGCCACTTAATCAGCTAAAGTCTATGGAAGACTCACTGGTTATCTATCGTATTTCTCGTGCTCCAGAACGTCGTATTTTCTACATTGATGTTGGTAACCTACCAAAGATGAAAGCTGAGCAATATCTTCGTGATATTATGACTCGCTTTAAGAACCGCGTAGTTTACGATGCTCAGACTGGTGAAATTCGTGACGATCGTAAGCACATGACAATGCTTGAAGATTTCTGGCTACCACGTCGTGAAGGTGGTAAAGGTACAGAAATTACAACTCTTCCTGGTGGTCAAAACCTTGGCCAAATGGATGATGTGGTTTACTTCCAACGTAAGCTTTATAAGTCGTTGAACGTTCCAATTACTCGTCTTGATCCAGAACAAAACTATAACTTTGGTCGTGCTACTGAAGTTTCACGTGATGAAGTTAAGTTTGCTAAGTTTATTACTCGCCTTCGTGGTAAGTTCTCTGAACTCTTTAATAAGATTCTTGAGAAGCAACTTATCCTCAAGGGTGTTATTACCAGTGAAGATTGGCAAGAATTTAGAACTAACTTTAAGTATGAATATTCAGAAGATAACCACTTTGCTGAATTAAGAAATACTGAAATTCTTCGTGATCGTATCTCAATGCTTCGTGATATTGATGACTATACAGGCAAGTACTACTCACACGAATGGGTACGTCGTAATGTTCTGTATCAGACTGAAGAAGACATGAAGGAAATTGACGAGCAGATCGCTGAAGAACAAGAAAATCCACAATATAATCCACCGGTTGAAATGGGACCAGATGGCCAGCCAATGGAGGTTCCAGGACCAGAAGATACAAGTGGAGCTCTAGGACCAGACACAGGAAAGACGGCAAAAGTTCCTTCTCTTCCTAAGGTTCCAGATCTAGTTAAGAAACCAGCGTGATTATAAATAATAAAAATTTGGAGGAAACTATGGCCGATATTGATGATCTTATCAACTTTTCTATGAATCAGCAGCCGACAAAGTTCGCTTCTGCATTTGATGATATCATGGGTCAGAAAGCAAGTGCAGCTATTGATGACATGAGAATCTCTGTCGCACAAGGCATGTTTGCAACTGAAGAAGATACTGTCGACGATGAAGATGATTTCGATCTTGATGACGACGATGATCTGGATCTCGATGACGAAGATTTAGAAATCGATGAAGAAGATCTTGAAGACATCGACTGGGAAGACGAAGAAGAAGAATTAGAAGACGAAGATTTAGAAGGATTCGAAGACGATGGCGAAGACGCTTAATCAATTCCTAGAAGGTTACCTGAAAGTTAAGAATCCTGACGAACAAAAGTTCGTGGATAAGCACGTTGTTGCCAAGCATGCAGATCGCAATGGCAATGACGACGAAGTCTTTAAGGGTTCCAAGGTAAAGATGGCTGACCGCCGCAAGGATCGCCATGGTTACAATCCAGGCGAAGACGAAAAGGTCTACGAAGAACTCAAGGGTAGTCAGCACAAGATCGATGCCAACAAGAATGGCAAGGTTGATGCTCATGACTTTAAACTTCTTCGTGGTAAGAAGAAAGTTGCTGAAGAAGCTGAAGAGCTTGAAGAACTAGATACTGCAACTCTTAAGAGCTACAGAACAAAGGCTCGCGCTCAGGGTAATGCTATTGTCGATAAGATGAAGATGGGTGGCGGAGACTGGTCAAAGGATCAAAAAGACACCAAGACACTTCGTAAGAGAGCAGCTGGTGCACAAGCTTCTGGTAAGCAACTTGTCAAGC